TTGGAGTTGTTTCAACATCTTTACCATTAAGTATCGCTACAGAACCTACACCCCATAAATTATCTGAACTTCTTCGTTCCCAACTACAACCATTTTGGTTAAACGGAGTGTTGTTAAATTGACCTGCACCTTCAGACCAACTCTGTGAAACGGGATATACTTCTAATGTATATTCAGATTGTACTTCACTATTTTCAATTGATGTTAAATTTAGTTGATATATTGAAGAGGTTGGTATATCACCCGCTACAATTGATTGTGATATATCTGTTAAATCAAATTGTGTAAGTATTCTACTATTGCCAGTAAATACAGTATTTGAATCTTCATCGAAGAACTTGGTAACTTCCAACACCTCATCTAAACCAGTGTTCTGAGTTTTACGAGTATTCAATTCGTAAATTGTAGTATCTTTTTGTCCGTATATTCTATAAATCATACTATATCCTCGTTTAGAATTGTTGTGTTACAACCTGTCCTCTAATATCTTGATTTGGAAATTTCACTTCAAATATAGATGGGTCTTTAGGTGGGTATATAATACCACCTTTAGTTGCGTTTAATATACTATATTTGTTTGATGAATAGTTTCCGTTAAATTTGTTTACTATCTGTAATCCACCTTTTCCATCTCTATCAGGTCTTACTACAGTTTGTACACCATCTACCTTATCAATTTCAACATAAATTTTCGATAAATTAATTGGTTCATTAATTCTCCAATTATCAATATCAAAATAATCCTTTAATCTATCAATAACTCTTAATAACACCTCATTAGAGTTAAATTCTGGCATAACTATGATTTCAAAGTTAACACCAATGTTTACTATATGGGCATTTTTTATGTTTACTGCATCTGTTAGTATTCTATGATAAGAAATATAATTTTTTAAATTGTATTTAGTTGCAGCATTGAGATGTGTTAAATTCTTTTGATTATCATACCCACAAGTATATAAATTTAATGCTAATGGATTAGGAATCTCAGTATTAATATACTGCCCATCTTGCTTAGATTGTTCTAATTGATAATCTTGAACTAAATATGCTTTTGCTACTGACCCGAATTGTGGTGGAAGAGCGTAACATCTCATTACATAATCTTCTCTAGTTACAGTTCTATTTTGTGCAGCAAAGAATGCCATAGCATTCTGTCTAATTTCTTCTTGTGATTCTGTAGTCTTACCACCAATCGCTGCTGTTGGATTTGAACAAGCTAACGATTGTCTACAAAACGATACTACATTTTTATTTAGATTTATTTCGTTTTTAAATTCAGTATTGCTTGATATTACATCAACCAAATCATTAGCAGGAACATTATCTTTAATACCATTACCAACTAAGTAGGTAACAGTCAAAGTTGTATTTTGTGGTGCTACCCCATATGTTTTTGTATATAAAAAGTTAGATGGGTCTAATGAAGTAGATAAGTTTTGATGTTCTGTATAAAGACCAGAACCAACATTATCAGGATTAGGAATTATTTCTTCATCAGCGTTTGAAGATATACCTGCTCCAAAACAAATTTGTAATATCCCATCATCTTCAAACTTAGTTACATATCGTTTAGGAACTCTATTTAATTCTAATAGGTAAGGAGTATCACCACTATACTGATGTAAGTATGTTGAGTTATCCTCATTGTTATCTATTTGTTCAAATACAGTATCTTGTGCTAAGTAAGGAACTCTTGTCCAAGTATCACCATCAGAATCTTTTATACTCTTTACTCTGATTAGATTATCTGCTTCAATTTTAATTTTATCATAAATCTTTGGTGAACCAAACGTAAATGTTTTAACTTCTTCTTTACCACTTGTAGCTTTAACCTGCTTCTTTAGTAAGTAATAAACAGGTAGATTTGTACTTTCATCAATCTGATAAACCGATACTTCAGTTGGACTAAATGAAGATGAGAATGAAAAATCAATTGATGATATTGTTGTAAATTCTACATCAGAAAAATCAGTAGAACCAACTATCATACCCTCACTTAAAACCATAGCATAATCAAAATCAGGTTTTACATCATCACCAACACCAGTTGCTGGTACTAATTGAAATACATCCATTGTTACAGATGCTGGTATAATATTTTTTGGTTTGTATCCTAATGAGTTTACAATATTAAATAAGTTTACATTCTCTTCTGCTGTACTTAATAGAGATTCTCTTAATTGTGTATCTGTATAAAATGATAATACATCACCTACATATGATGCCATTTCCATAAACATCATACCAGGAGATGATTCGTTAAAATCGTTAAATGTATTTGGGAAATAATTTTTAGAAAACTCAACTAAGTTTTTTCTAAATTCACCAAAATCTCTACCGATTAACGATACATCCTTTTGTACTAAATCTGATTTCTTTTTGTTTGCCATATCTTAAACCTATTCTATTGTACTTCCAGCTGAATCATAAAACACTGTTATTTGTTGGTTTGCACCTTGCTCTGTAACTCTAAACCTTAATTGAATTTGTACAAAATTTCTATCAGGTTCCGTTTTAACATCTATATTGTCAATAACTATATAAGGTAACCAAAATTTGATATCTTCTGAAAGAGTATCTGAAATTCTTTCATTCAAGTCTAAATCTATATTTTCAAAAAGCAGAGAATATACATCCGAACCGAATTCAGGTTGAAATGGTCTTTCACCTTTTCTGGTCAATAATAGATTTTTTAGATTAGATGTTGCTTGCTCTTCTGTTGTAAAACTTTGAGCAAATAATCCGTTGGGTTTACCGAATGGTAATTTGACACCAACTGCTACATCTTTTTCAAAATCTATTGGATTATAGAAAAAAGTTTTTCTTTCTTTAGCCATTTAACTATCTTCCCTTTTTCTTATCAATCGCTTTCATCAATTGAGAATAATCTTTTGTTATAGCACCCATCACATTAGCCACTTCAGGATTAGATGTATCAATAGGTCTACCATCGATATCTTGTGTTGGTGCTGCACCTTGCATAAATCCTTGCGCTTGATTGGATGTATATGGATTTGCATCTAAGTTTCTCCACTCACCACTCTCAGCTACATCATTTAACATCTCATTTAACATTTCATTCTTAACAAATGTTTTTGGTTTAGATGTTTTTTTATTTTCTTCTATTGCTAAAATCTTCCCCATATCAAGTTCCAATGGGTCTACTTCAACCTTTTTAGATTTGATTTCTTTAATAATCGGTTTCTGAGAATTCTTTATCTCTTTAAGCATAGGTTTTAGTTCTTCACGAACTACCTTTCTTACGATTACTTCCAATAATTGTGCTAAATCTCTTGCCTTCATAATTTCTACTTTATATATAAATATTAAAAACTTTCTTTTTACACCAACCCAATCCAAGGTTGTGGTGATGGGAATGGTGGTAGTGGTGTTGCTGGACTTCCAGGTGTTACTAATTCTGTATGTAAACCACCGACTGTTGTTAAATGAATTGTAAATGCATTTACTAATTTAGTAGCAAATGGTATTCCATATGGTATCTTTTGTGGTGCATGTGTAAATGCCTTTAACAACCCCGCTTTAAGTCCTGGCACTACTCCACCATTGTTTATGATATGTGTTATCGGTGCAGGTACTCCCGCCGTTCCAGTTGATAATCCAATATTAACTGGGTGAAATGGTGTTGGGGACATTTTAGTTTGCAACCAATAGGTTGAGGTTGTTTGGGCCCAATCTGAAAAATGATTTAGTTTAGGTCTACCTTCAGATTTTTTTATATCATCTAAAGTTTTTTTGATAGCATTTTTAATTGGAGTGTATGGTTTCGGAGCAGATGGGCTTGGCATATAACCTAATACTAATGGCATATTACCCGGATGAACAACTGTATTAGCAGTTTTTACTGCTTTATGATACTCCGATGCTATCTTCTCTGCAATTTCATCGTGAGTTTTTTTTGATGATGTAGAATTAAGATAGTTACCTACTGCTGGTATAAATGTGGGCCAAAGTGCGGGCATAATATTATTGTTTCATTTTTTTAATATCACTCAATATCTTAGAAACCTTACTAGCGTTAGTAGCAGGTCCAGTCGGTCCAACACCAGTTGCATATGTTGCTTTAGCTGATGTTAAATCTGTTAACTCACTCGCTAACTTTTCTATCAATGTGAATAGTTTATCCATTTCCATCTGCCAACCTGGCGTTGCGTTTATGATATCTTTCTTTGCAGCTATGATAACATTTTCTTTTCTACCATTTAAAAATATCCTATCCGAATTTAATATGATTTGAGGTTTATTATACGATGATGGTTTAGTTGCAGGTCCGATTCCTTTTTGAGCTGGTGTTAGTTTTATTTTTTGTGATGAACCTAACCATATAGATGATAGGTCTTTATTAACATCTTCTATAATGAATTTGTTATAAGAACCACCACTCTTTCTACCATTCGCTAAAATAGTAATCGGGTCATTATCTGTAGATGAACTCCACGATGGTTTCTCAGATGTTTTACTTCCTTTAGGAGTATATCCAAATCTCATTGAGTGTCCGAATCTACCTTCTAACAGAACATCACCAATGAATGGTTGAATTGAACCTACATCAGTTCTTTCTGAAAATCCTGCTCCTAATTCAGAACTACTACCACCACCACTTATACTTGGAATACCAACAGCCGCTGCAGCGTATCCTGCTACTGCCGATGCTGCTGAAAGTAATGTTTTAGAAGTTGGTAATGCGTTATTGTGAGGATTCTTTTGTATTGATACTGGGTTGAGATAATAATATGTTGTATTAGAATTTCGTTTATCGGGTGAAGATTCGCCAGATGCACCTTGCATTATAATAACAGTTTCACCAATCAATGGAATTCTTCTCATAGACATATCCATTGGATATGCTTTTATTTGTTGGTTAACTGTAGTTTGAGTATATGCTTGAATTGCGTATAACTCATTCACATCAGTATCTTTAAGATTTATTCTTTTAACAGTAGCTACTGTTATCTTACCTTGCCGAGCCATTAATCCTCTCCCTCTTCTGTATTACTTAGGGCATCAATCTTATCATCTATTTCTTTTGCGTTTTCCAAAAGTTGTTTCTTCTCATCTTCGGATAAAGATAATCCACCTTCTTCAGATGAGTTAGCATCTTTCAACATTCGTTGAACAATTGCTGCTAACTTTACAATCTGTTCATCGTTCTTAATTGATACTTCCATATACTCTTTAATCAAAGGAACAATCACAGTCGCATCTTGTAGATTCTTTACTAATGGTTCTAATTGTGCGATAAGAAGTTTTAGTTGTCTATCCTTCTTTTTAGAATTGTTATAAACATCAGACATAATATCTGCAAATGTTTTTCCTTTAAATAATTCAGTATCCTTATCCATTACTATCCTTTAATTTATATCTTAGAGATAATGAGCCTTTTTGATTATATTCGGTATATAACTCTACATAAATACCTTTTAGTTTACCAACTACTTTTGTTATATACTGAGTATGTACACCCGTTCTCTCCCTAATAAGTATGTAGAGTGCCTTCTTATTGTACGAATATAAATCATATCTGTTCTTAAATAATTCATTTATTGAATCAGCGATTGCTCTATCTCTATCTTTTAAAAATATTTCATACAAATGATAATCTATGTATTTTGTATAGTGGTCAATAAAATCTGATTTTGCTTCTTTGTTGTTTTGGTCTACAATCTCATTTACAATATTACGAGAACTATCAATATACTTTACTTCTGTTTTTGATTTCATCCTAGCGTAGTTTGCATTATTCTCATTGAATAAATAATTTCTTGCTACTACTGTGAAATAGGAAAATGCTCTACCATTCTCACCATTGAACTTATGAATCTTTTCATTCAAAAATGCAACTACACTTGCTTTTACATCCTCATATGGTACATCGAAGTAATATGTTTTGTAAGTGTGGATTACATTTTCTGCTAACTTATCAAATGGATAATGAATGAATCTGTTATAGATTTTGTTCTTTAGCTGGTTATCATCACAACCATTATATGCGTTGATTGCGATTTCGGTGATTTTGGTAAAATATCTTTTACTCCTTTTTCTTCTTTTTCTAGGCATTCGGGTTTATTTCATTGTTTAACTTATTTAACGCAGTTTGTATTTCTTTAAATACGAAACCACTTTCATCATCAGCTTCGAAAGAACCAATTCTATCTACTTCTTCCATTCTAGCTAATGCTCTTTTTACAGAGTTCTCTACAGAATCCAACACTTCAT